ATATATACTCATTATAATTAGATGCTTGATTTTCTAAAGAAGCTACTCCTTCTCCGTTACCACGATCGTTATTAGTTACTGTTGTTTCTTTAGATGTTCCTTTACCTAAATTACTCAAGTTATCAGTAAAAGAATCAATTACATTTTTATCAGTCAAACCAATGTCTGTCGCAAGCTTTGATATTGTTTTTGCTGTGTTAAACGCTTTTGCACCCGTGGCTATTTTAGGTCCAAGTAAACCGCCTGAAGCTGCTATCATAACTAAATCCATTATACCAAATCCTCTGTTCTGTGTAGGTGCAAACATTGAACCCCCATCGTATGGACTAAATTTTGTTCCTGTTTGCGCTGCTCTTATTGCATTATTAGTATTTAAAGTTTGTATAAAATCTCGTTTGGCAGATCTCATTTGATCACCAGTAGCTACAGATGTTTTTGAATATCCTGAATCTGTGTGAGGATTAGGTCTTGTAGTTTCTGGTCTATTACCACCATAACTTTGTCCTCTTCCAGATTGATTAGAACCAGAATCATAACTTCCACCACCATATTGTGATTCTGCATCTTCTCTACCTCTATAACCAGGTCTTGAACCATCCATAGTTTTAGCAACTCTTTGACCAAGAGCATACATCTGTCTAGCTTGTTGTAGTCTTGTGATAGCCATTATCTTCTTCCTCCAGCATGTATGTCTAATCTAAAAGTTCCTAACTTCCAACTAGTATCCACTGCTGTGTTTGATATTGTTAATGCAACTGCTCTAGCTCTTGCACGTGTATCAACTTTATCTGTGCTGGTTGTTACAGTAAAAGGTCCAAGTGATGAACTAGCTGCTGCGTTATTAGGATAGTTTCTTAAATCTAATTGTATAATAGCATTTCCTTGTTGATTAATAAAGTCTGGTATAATTCTGCTAACTCTCATAATGTTTTCACCATCACCTCTAAGATCACCTAAATTTGTAGCTGCTCCTCTTACAACTTTTTGTGTAATATCATAATCACCAGAAGTAATATTAGCAGGAATAGCTACAGCTGATGTGGCTGCTTCTTGCTGGTTAACTCCTGTCTCATGTTCAAAATAAATTGTAGTTCCTTCTGTGTTGCCGGTTACATCAAATGATGTATCTAAACTTGCGTTGTATTTAGTTGCATGAGGCAAACCAAATACAGCTGAATCTTCCCATGTTGTTCTAGGAAATAAAGTACTTGCATTCGTAAACCATATAGGTCGTTTAGCTGTTGAATCTAAATAACTATAAGTAACTGCCCTATTAACTACGTTAGATGTAGAGGTTGGATAAAACCAAGTTATTTCACCGAACAAATTATTAATACCACAATAAATTAATTGATTAGATGTAGTATTTAAATCATCATAAACATAGTCTTCGACTAAACAGTCCATAGATTCTAGTTTACCAGTGTATCTAAAGAAACCATTTTCTGACATCCAGTATGCAGCTCCATCAACTTCTACTGCTGCATTCATTCCAATTAATCCACAGTTAGTTCCTACTTGTTCAAAAGCAAATGTAAATGGTGTTCCAACAAAACGCATGGTAAATAAAGCTGTGTCCGTCCAAACATAAAGTGCGTTTCTACCAAGCTTAGCACCCATGATCCGTGATCCAGCAGCCAGTCTTTGTGTGCCTGCGCTGTTCTCAGCTGTTGGTGTATAATCTGTAATATCTTCTTGAGACGAAAATCTTATAAACATATCATCTTGTGTAGATTTAGTTCCGATAGTTGTTTCAGTACCGAAGAATACTAAGTGACGATCAGGTGTAGATACTAACATATCACGTGATGCTGTTGGTGCACCAGATATAATAGTAGCACGGGTTGCTGTTGCATTTGGTGCATCAGCATCCCATTGAAAACACTCTCCATTGTGAATTAAAGCAATAAGAGTTGTACCTAAATTATCTAGAGACCATAGTCCCGGATCTGTTACTGAGTCCGTGTTAGCTGCTGCTGATCCCCATCCAGTCCAACTAGATGTGTTAGTTACAGTAGCTCCTCCACTGTGAGCAGCTCTTGTTGAACCTCTAACTGCTCTAGTAATACCTGTTAAACTTGTAGCAGTAACACCAGTATAAGAAATTTCTTCACTTCCTACTTGAATATAGTTTGTGCCGGCTGAAGGAAAACCTGTTGTACTTCCAACATTAATAGTAGTTCCTGATCCACCTGTACCAAAAGCATCATTGTTTAAACCTGGAGCTGTTAATGTAGTTGTTAATGATCCTAAAATATTACCGCCCCATAATGATATACCCCAGCCAAATGCACCTATTTGTTCAGCGGGTCCTACGTGGTAGTATTGATAATAAGTAATTCCTCCAGAAGTAGTTGCTCCACTTCCTGTCTCAACGCTTGGCATTGTAATCGTAATAGTAGTTGCCGTTGGTACACTAGTTACCATAAATTTTTTATCACAAAAATCAGATGCTCCAAAATTAGAATTAGTGATAGCACTAAAGGTGCTAGTGTCGCCAAATAAAATTATGTCTCCTGCTTGAAAATTATGTGATCCACTAAAAGTAATTGTTACAGCTGCATCATTATTAGTTGTGCTAAATGCACTAGTAATAGCTGTACCCGATGGATTAACTAAGGGATGTATATCGTAGAACACTCCTCCAGAGTATACATATAAAATTCTGTTTGTTCCTATAGCTGCAAATTTTATAGAAGCTGTATTAACAAAATGATGAAGTCCTCTTGCAACGCCGGTAAGTTTAGATTCTCCTAGTTGATTCCAACCACCTATTTTTTCAGGTGTACCATATCTAAAACGAACATTTTCTCCTCCTGTCCATTGAGATTCGGCACCTGTTGATGTAACCTGTTTATTAAATCCTGGTAAGAACCCTAATTTTTGTAGCATATAACTCCATCATATTATGCCTTCCTATGTAGCTCTTTTGCAAACGAAGGAAGACCTAACATCGGCCTTTTGTCGAACCTATTCTTTTCCGCAAAAGGACCATTTACATGGTTATAATGAAGAAATACTTGTCCGCAAGTATTACCTTCAAACGGTTCTCTCCAATGCTCTAATTCACATCCACTATATACCAGCATATCGCCAACTTCAAGTAGGATTTTAGTGCCTTGGGGAGCATTAGGTTTAAGTACAGCTGTTTGATCTTGCCCTGAAATAATACTGTTTGCTCCTGTGCCATCTATAAATATAGGCCATGGGTCACCACCTAAATTAAGAGTAGTAGAAATTTCACAACTAGGTCTGTCTTTGTGTCTATATAATATATCACCTTTTTTATATAATCTAGCATAAGAGTAAGTAGGAACTAGTTCTAAACCAGTTTCTTTAGCCATGACAGGTAACATTTTTACCAACAATGTTTCCATAACGGGATCGCTATAATGTGAATATGTGTTAGGAACTTGGTTATCTTTCCAAGTGCCAAACATGCCCGTGTCAGCTATTAAATTATATTGATACATAAAATTTGCTGCATCACGTTTAAGTAAAAAATAATTAAATACAAAATTAGCTAGTTCATAAGACACTGCTTTTTTAATTACTTGATATTTATCAAAAACCATTATTCAAATCCTCTTTGTATAAAATTAAAACTAACAGATATTCTTGGTTCATTAGATTCATTAGGTTCAACTTGATGCCATAACCACGCTGGAAACACTATTGCTCTATTTTCTTTTGGTTGCAAATGAACTTCTCTCCATAAATGTTTAGGAGGTTGACCTTTTTTTCTATTTGGCATGCATGTTTGAATACCTGGACGCGGATCATTACAAACTAAACGTCCAGAATTAGATGGAGCTTTTACATAATATACCCCACTAAATAAAGAATTAGGATGAACGTGTGGTCTATTATATCCACCAGTCGGGTTTATGTTAGCCCACATGTTTCCAAGTGTAACTTTTCCATCTAACCATTCTTCATTAAATACTTGATACACCATCTTAAATAATTCATCGACTAAAAGCTTATACTCAGGTTTTTTATGCATATCAGTTTCACTATGCCACCCATTAACATTTGTTTTTATAACTCCTTTATCTTGGTTAGACCAATTAATTATGTTTTGAGCTAGTTCGTCAGTATTTAATTTAAAATCTTCTGCGTATATAATTGTGGGAAAAAATCCTTCTTTAATCATCTAAATGGTTTACCTCCAAACCAAACAACGAGAGATTGCCTCATTCCTTTTGTTACTGGCTGTACTCTATGATTTAAAAAAGATGCAAAAACTATTGCATGACCTTGTTTAAGTTCTGCAAATTTACCAGGTGCCATAAGTTCTAAATGTCCACCTTCAAACTCTGATGGATCATTTAATAAAAGAGTCATTGATATTTTTCTAACCGGTGGTTCATGAGCCATGCTTACATCACAATCCATATGCCAATCATAGAACCCTCCTTCAGGATATTCTGTAAATTGTGCATTCTCTGTAATTCTTATGTCACCAAACCCAAAATGATTTTCATTTGCTTTTTGAATAAAAGTATCAAGATCATTATACATAGGCTCCATTTCTTTAAATGGTAACCATGATATTGTAGTTACTCTTTTCTTTGTATCTGTACCACCACCTGGTTTACCCATACCAACCTGTGCTTGTTGTGGTTTTTGTCTTCTACCAGCTTCTATAATTTGTCTACATTGGTCTGGTGTAAATAATGGAGTGGTTGTTGTTATAATCCAACTTTTCCATTTAGGTTCAAGTATGTGTTTATTTTTGTACATTATTTTATTCCTCTATTTCTTATTGGATCATAGTCCACATCCATGTTTGCCGCAAGAGTTCGTCTCATTCCAGGTCCATTAAACGGATATACACAATGTCTCATGTCATATGGAAATACAAAAAAATCTCTTTCTTTTATTTCTGGTTGATAATCCATGTGAGCAAATTGCCCTGAAGAAGAACCTAATATTTGTAATCTACCATTTTGTGGTGTGTGAGCTGCCGAGTATTCTACACCAAAACTTTCTGGTAATTTTAATATCATTACAGAAGAAAGACCTGTAAATAATTTTCCTTGGTGTACATGCACTGGATTGTATTCATGTTCAAACATATTATTAACC